CTGCGTCAAAAGTAAACACACCTACGTTAACATCACCTGTTCCGTTAGGCGTAATAGTAACATTACCATTGAGGTCTGTGCTTGATATTGTGTTTCCATCAATTTGAATATTATCTACACGTAAATCGGTTACAGCACTATTTGTACCAATGGTTACACCATCAATAGCACCACTATCAATGTCAACCTTGCTAATATCAACTTCACCTGTACCATCTGGTGTCAGTGTAATGTTGCCGTTTGTATCTGTTGATGTGATAGCATTACCGTTGATGTTGATGTTATCTATCTGTGCTTCAGTAACCGGGCTGTTTGTACCTAATGTGATACCATCAATAGCACCGCTGTCAATGTCGACTTTGCTAATATCAACTTCACCAGTTCCGTTTGGTGTAAGGGCAATATTGCCGTTAGCATCCGTGCTTGTAATAGCGTTACCATTAATGTTAATGTTATCAACATCAAGGTCTGTGTTAATTACAACTGTACCAGTTCCATTTGGTGACAGGTTAATATCACCATTGGTGTCTGTACTACTAACCGTGTTACCATTTACATTAACATTACCAACGGTAGCACCAGAAGCATTTAACTTCAAGCGTTCTGCAGCAGCAGCACCAGATGACATGGTTTTAAATATGAGGTCAAATTCTTCAGAACCCGGAGTTAATCCAGTAGTTACAGATTCAACTACACCGCCTGTTTCAAGCGTTCCTGAAGCAGTTTCTGTAGAGAACTCAATACCAGTACCAATGCCCACAGCAGGTGTACCACTGCTTTGTGCTTGCAGTTTAAGAACGTCAGTAACAGCATTGGTGGTAGAGTTTTCTACATTAAGTGTAAGACCAGTATCTGCTACGTGGGTAAGTGTTACATCAGTAGGGGCTGCACCAAAATTAATTATAGCACCATCTGATGATAACGTAACATCATCACCAACATCTAAGTCACCAGTAATATTAACATCTGTGCTAACATCAATCTGCCCAGTTACATTTATACCGTCTGCGTCCGTATCAAATTTCTTTACATTGTCATGGTATATTTCTACCGCACCATTAACGTCCATAGCAATAAACTGTTCAGTTCCTGTGTCACTACGCAAAGTAATGTTATCGCCCTGAACATATAATTCACCTGTGTTGTTTTCAATGTAGCTATTAGTAGCATCATGGTATATTTCTAAATCGGGTGCAACACTATTACCAAATGTAGCTTTTTCAGTATCGTCAAGATGTATACCATCTAGTGCAAGACTACCTGTAATTGCAACACCCGTTGATGTTGTTTCAAATTTCTTGCTGTTATCATAATATAATTCTACTGCACCATTTACATCTGCTGCAATATAAGTTTCTGTACCTGTGTCACTACGAAGTGTAATGCCATCACCTTGTACAAAAAGTTCGCCAGTATTATTTTCAATATAACTATTTGTTCCATCGTGGTATAGCTGCAAATCATTGCCTGTACCAAACACACCTTTAGCACTATCCGCAAACTCCAGTGCATTATCGCTGGCATCAAATACTACGTTATTAGCTGCGCCTGTAAGAGTAACATCGCCAGTAGTAGTCACATTTACAAGATTAGCTGTACCAGCAAGGTGAAGGTCTTTATACTCAAGAGAAGATGTACCAAGGTCTAGTGTGTTAGTCGTCTTAGGACGCATTTCTGTAGACGACACAACCACATCTTGCACAGGACCAACCACCGTAATTGGCCCACCTTCTGCAGCAGTACCATCGTGCGTATGTCCTGTGGTAGCATTAAAGGCTGCTTCAATGGCATCATATTCGCCATCAAAGTCAGCAGCGTTAATTACGTTACCGTCAGCAATATTATTAGCTGTATCGTTTCTAGTGTATCCTGTTCCCATAGTTTTTACCTTCTTGAGTTAGTGGCATACTCTACCGTTAATGCGTCAAGGGAAAACGGCGGTGCCTCTGTAGCAGAATCAAACAAGAATGAAACTGCAAATCCTGAACCAACAACTTGACTTTCAAATAGTTTAACTAGCTTGGCTCCATATGATGTTACACCAAATGTGCCTTGTCCGAAGAAACCAACAGTACCTTGTGTGTTTTGAATGTTAATAGGTGCTGGTTGTATTATGCCAGATTCGTCAAAATCTAGCTTTAGACTTAAATCAAATGCCACACTACCTTGCGGGTCTGTGTACAAAAATATCTTGTAAAAAGTTTTTCGTACACGTGGATCTTCAATTGGAATAAATGGCGTAGCAAAAGTAATTGTAATTGCTGTACCATCAAAATCACTTCCCGACTCCATTTGATACAAGTAGCCATCATTATTAGCAAAGACCACGACTTCTGTATTTAAGTGGTAGTTACTGTCTGCTACATATGCTCGTATGCCTCTTGTTTCCGCATACTGCATATTTGCACCACCCTGCTCTGCAAACTGCGTAGCAATAATACCTTGGGCATTCTCTTGTGTAATATTGTTGTTGTATCCTAATATTCTATACTGTGATTTTTCTCTGATAACACAGCTTGAAAAATTTGTGTTTGCCGAAATAAATGTAGTTAAGTTATCCTGTATAGCCTTAGATACAACGCCTAATCCAAAGTCGCCAATTCTATCTGTTGCACTCAACAGTCGCAGACCATCAGGTGCCAAGAACATAATGTCACCACCGACTTCTTGAATGGTGTCACTTTCAATACAGCCAATGTCGTTTGTTACTGGTTGTAATGTAAAGTCTGCAATAGTGTTACCAACTAATCTTTGTATAGATACTTCAGTAAAAATAATTAGCTGGTCACGAAACACTTCTAATCCAGTAATGGGTGAACCTATATTAATTGCACCTGCGCCGTTGGCTACTGAAAAGTCATTATCTGTATACGGTGCAGTAAAATTAAGGTTAGTTCCTTTACCAAAGAACAAAGCATTTTTAAAGTTACTTACAAAAGATGCGCCTTTTACATCTGCCGGAGCGTCATTTAATACTGTAAATGTGCTATCATCATACGTGGCTGGTGCATTAGCACCGTCAACTATAGCAATCTTTTGTGTACCATCGTAGTTGTACTTAGCAAATCGTGTGCGTGAGGCACCTTCTCTACTGGTAGATATAAACGTAATAGCGGCATTGTCTGCTGGGCTAGAGTTAAGTGCCGGGTCTATGCTAATGGTCGCTGCACCCGATGTAACTGTAGGTGCTGCCGTAACTGTGTATACTAAGTCTACACCTGCAATAGTAAACTGGTCTTGTGCTTGCGGCGTAGCGTCTAAACCATCTACTGCTAAAGATGAACCTGTTTGACTTCCACCGTTTACTAATACCGTACCATAACTAGGAACATTTATTTTAGTATAGCCAGTACCTGTAGTACTATATATGTCATCATTTTTAGCAACAATGGCTTGGCTTTCCCAACTTGCTACGCCTAGTGCTAAATAGTTTAGTACAGTAGATACAAACGTAACATCATCTTGATCTGACGGATTAACCACCATTGTCTGGTCAAGTGTTAATGTTGCTCTGTTTACGCTTGCAGAAAAACTTACACCACCTGTGGCTATACTATATCTAAAACTAAGAACAGCATTATCTGCTGGAGTAACTGCTAGTGTTGGTGTTATTGTAAGCGTAGATGCTGTACCGACAAGAGCCGTTGCTGCGCTTACTGTATATACAGTTGTGTCACCTGCTATAGTAAATGTATCGCTTGCGGATGGTGCTACATCTAATCCATCTACGTCTAGTGATGTACCTGTCTGTGATCCACCTGCTACTGCACCACCTGTAAATGTTAACACATCACCTGCGACTGGTGTTTGATGTATATTCGCTATTGTAAGTGATGTGCCGCTTTGACTACCGCCGTGTACCTTTGGTGCGCCATAAGGCGGAATTATATTACTGTCGTATTTGTCATAGCCCTCAATTCTACGATAGCCACCCTCAACAGACGGTTCAAAGTTACGTAGTATTCTTGCGCTACCCGGTGCGTTAATACCTTGCTGTAAAGGTGATAGATTACTAATAAGACCACCACGAAACTCAACGGCATAGGTTTTCCATGCGTCAGCCATAAATTACCCCTATGTTATCGAAGAATATCCGTATCTAAGTCCACCACCTGTGTTTTGCGGAATCATATAAGAACGTACATACCGTGTACGATTAATCAACATTGAACGCATATATTTAATGCCTTCATCAAACTTTTCTTTCATTACCAATGCGTCTTGTGTATTACCACGGAACAAATATGCATAGTGCATAGCACCGTCTACAATTACGTGAACAAACCTATCTGGTATTACTATTGTATCGCTGTTTGCAGACAAGTCTGATGAAAAGTTAAAGTACTCGTACACTAACTCATACGCAGCGTTTGGTTCTGGTGTTAAAATAAATTCAAGGGAAGGGGCATGTACTACACGGGTGGGAACACCTTGAAAACTGGTGTTGTTATATTCTTGTGCTACAAATTTATCTAAGTATTCTTCATATGTCATAGGCAGTATACGTGTAGTAGAATTACCTAATGAACTATTTTCTTTAATTCTAAAAGTATCAAAGTTAATTACTTTACAGTCAGCAGGAAAAGAATAACGGCTCTGATTAGCCGTTAGTGTGGTAGTCTGTGTATTGTGATTAAAAGGCCACTCAAATTCAGATTGATTTATATATCTAATAGATGCATTAACTGCATCCTTTGCATGTGCATAAAAACCTGTCGCACTTGCAAAGTTTGCGGAAGTTAGTTCAACTTCATTCAAACGTCTGTTTACTTGATTTACTAATTGTAAAAATGTTGTAGCCATTTAAGGTTCCTCAAAAGAAAAGTGAAGGGGCAAGTTGCCCTGCCCCCTCAACTATTTAGGCAAGAGTGTCACGATCTACTTCAGCAGCAGTCAGTGAACCGGGATCAGTACAATCCATTAGGATTGCCCAAACACGGAACTTACCTGTTGACAATGTGCCTGTAAGAGTTGCAATCTTCAGGTCAATGTTGTCATCAGCTACAGCCATTACTGGCTGGTACACTGCTGGGTTCTGTGCTACAACACCTGCTGCAGATGTGCCGTCAAAGCCATCTACAAAAACGTCAGCATCTACGCCTGTACCCAAATCAAGGGTCAGAGCAGAAGCAGAAGTTTGTGCTGTATCAACTTCGATACCTGCATTCAAAATGCAAGTACCTTTTGGAACCGCAATTGCAGGAATTACATCAGCAGCAGCAAGAGCAGAACCCTTGTCTGACAATGCTGTTGCAATGTCTACAATTGTTGACACAAAGTATGGGTTACGACCACGCTGTGAATTACCACGTGCGGCCTGAAGAGTATTATCACCTAAAGCCATGATTTAATCTCCTTTACGCTAAGTGGTAAATGGCGTTGACAAGAGCCTCTGGACGGAGAATCTTGCGACCATACAAATGCATTCCCCGAACAATGTCGGCAAAGCTATCAGGATCACGGTAAGTTTCAGTCTTGTTGATCTGTTCTGCAGTAGCAACAGCAGAAGAGTGACCAGCAACAATCACACCGTAGTTGGTTGAACTGTTCGTACCAGCAAAGGACGGACCAGTGCCAACTGAAGGCAAGTTGTTAGACTGATAAACTTGGAAGCCGTGGATTTGAGTAGCAATCTGACCGTTTTGCAGACCAGAACCACCAAAATCAGCGTTGAACAGACGAGAATCTTCGTCTTTCAGCACTTCCATGAACACTGGGTCAAGCACAATCCAGCGACCTTGTGAGTCCACGTTTTGCTGGTCAAGAAGACGAGCCATACGTGCAATCAAAGTCAGTGGGTGTGTATCACCAGCAGCAGGAGTTGCGTCAGTTGAGCCACCAGTACGAGGCTGAATAGCAATTGCGTCACCTGCAGAGCCTACTGAACCTGCACCGTCAGAGAAGTCAGATGCG